AATAAAGCGGGTTTGTTCCGTCGTCAATTTGCAATAAGCCAGTTGCTGCACAGTCTAGCGAACGGCCATACGCCGTCGGCACCGAGGAAAAATCTAATGCGCTTAAAACTCCGCGTGCGTTACCAACCGCGTCAATGACCCCGTTGCTTGCGGGCAAGTCGGCAAAAATTAGGCCGGGGTTAATGGGGTTTTCCCAATCCACCTCCACCGCATCTTGCGGCTGCTCGGTCCAAGGTCTGCGCAGTATCAGCATTATGCGATGTCGTACTTGATGCCGACGAACTCAAAGCTGTTGGTGTTGACTGCCGTGTTTCGCAGGTTCACGCCAGTGTTATGGCTCACAAACAGCCCCCAGAATTTTGGCATCACGCCTCCAAACCTGGACGCAACGCTGAACGGCAGCACGGGGTACTGAAAATCACTCGTTGCCACCGGCACCGCAACGGCAGCGCCGAACCGCAGCGCACCCAACACGCCAGCGTTCGCCAAGGTTTCCGCCGAATCGGTGCCGTCCAGCACATCGATGGGGGTGGTTGCCAAGGACGTATCTGCGCCCCAGACGTAGACCGAGATCGTGGTGTTCGCCGTCGGTGTCGTGCCAACAGACACAAACCCGGACACGATGCAGTCCATGTACTTGTTGGTCGTGTTGTCGATCTGGCTCGACTCTCGACCGGCCAGAAACGTGCTGGATGTGGCCAGGTTGGCCAGGTCCATGGTGATCGCCGTGTTGGCGCTGTAATTGGGCGTTGCGACTGCCATCAGACCTCCCGGACCGCACGCTCGACATCGGCGACGGTGATTTCGTATGCGACTGTGGCCATGGCTCGCAGACCGTTGCGCTCAGTCTGCGTGATGACATCAATTGAGAGCAGGGCGTCGATCATGCCCTGCGTCGCTGGCGATCCAATATCCAGGCCTTGGGCTTGCGCAAGGAATTTCAGCGCCCGGCGCACGATGCTGGACATGGGGTGAGTGGTGAGGGCAAATGCCTCCAGCTTGGAGATCAGCGCATCGGCAGCAAGAGGCCCACCGGGGAAACGCTCCAGCACGCCGCGCTCACTTGCAAAATGGCTTGCCAATTTGGTGCGACCAATGCTCAAAGCTGTGGCAATGGGTCCGAACGAACCTGCGACAGCGAGCGCCTGCAGCTCGGGGGACGCCGCAATGGCGGCTCGGATTTCCTGCAGTGTCATTGCGATCTCACTTTCACGATAAGTGCAGCCCGCTCCACTTCCTCGGTGTAGTGCCGCTGGCAGTGGTCCAAACGCCATGTCTGCCAGATGAACAGCAGGTCGATCAGCGGGCGGGTGATCCTGCCAAACGGCTTTCCCCAGACCCACGCCCGCCATGCGCGGGACGACAGAGTCTCGTGGTGCCAGCCCCGCAGCAACGCGTTCAGCAGACAGTCGACCGCGAGGAGCACCTGGACGCTCCAGCGGTAGTCGTCTCCAGGCAGCTCACGCGGCGCGAGGTTCACGATCAGTCCTCGGTTACCACGTTGCCAGCGGTCAACTGCGGCGTCACCCCAGAACCGCACACGATGCTCGGGCTGATCGCGCCGTAGTACAGCAGCAACCCGGCGCCAGTGGACGAGGTGCCAAGGCCCCAGTGGGTCGCGGTGCCGCTGCCGCCAGTGCCTGCCGGAAAGGTCACGTTCGCATCGGCGGCGCTGGCGTTGCCGGTCACCGTCCACCCGGCCGTGGACCGGGCCACTGCGACACGGGCGTAACTGGTATAGGCGACCTCACTGGTGCTCTGATCACCAGCTTCGCCCGGGGACGCTGTGTGCAGGCTGAAGTACAGACTGCCCGCCGTGGTCGTGGCTCGCAGGCCGGAGGCGTCTCCGACGTTGGCGATGGCCACGTTCTCAAAGATCAACTGCAGCAGGGCAGTCTCGAAGGCGTTGGATTTGGACATTTGGTGGGCTCCTATGCGGCGATCACCGCGAGTGTGTTGGCGGGATCATTGAGATAACCGGGACTTGCCCGGCGTGCGACAAATTCTTTAGGGGGAATTCCGTCACTAGAACTTGGTGTTCAGGAGCCGGTAGGCATGCCGGCGGCTAATCCCGGCCTCTTGAAACACTTGACCCAGTGATTTCTGGGACCGTAGCCCTTCTCCCATCCTCACGCTGCGCTGCAGCGCCGGCCGCTTTGCGACGTAGGGCTCGGTGCCTCCCCACGCCTGGCGGGTCTGGGCCTCGAGCTGCTGCATTTTCTGAGCCGGGATCTCGGGCGCGATCGTGCGCAGCCGCTGAAGAAAGTCGTCGACGATGTCTGCCATGGATACCCCTTACCACCGTTTGACCCAGCCGGATCGGCGTGGGTAGTTGCGTGCCCTGGGCGGCTTCGGCGGCTCTCTTGGAGTCGGCTGTGCCGTGGGGGCCTGCGTCTGGTCGGCTGTGGTGGCCGCTGGTTGCGGCGTGTTGGAATCGGGGTGTATTTCGAGCGCGACGGCATCAATTGTCGCACCATCCTTGTCAAGTGGCAATGGGGTATTTTTTGGCGTTGCGTCGAGCATGTCGCGCTGGCGCAGCCGGCCCTCGATGCGCGCCCAGTGGTGATCTGCGTACTTCGGCACGCCCAGGTAATACTCGGCCGCGCGGCTGTAGACGCAGCAGTCCAGCGCCTCGTTGCGCCGGCCGGCGGGCTTGAGCCATTCGAGCTTGGGGCGGCCCTTGTGGTAACGGGTGACCAGGCGCTCGGCGGTCAGCTGGTCGTACACATAGCTTGGCGTGTGCCGGCTGAAGTGCACATAGCCCGGGCCCACCTGGAGCACGCGCAGCTCGGCGTAGATCATGGCCTTGGCGGTGTCGGTGCCTACCGGCCACACCCGGGCGCCGCGCTTGATGCGCTGGCCGCGGTAGGTGACCTCCACGTCGCTGGGCTTGCCCAGCACCGGCTTGGCGGCGATGCTGGAGCCCTTGACGGCCAGGACGTGCTCTGCCTGGTGGCGGCGGGCGTAGTGGTAGACCTGCTGCGTGTGGTGGCCGCCGGAGTCCACCGCGCAGGCGCTCAGGGTGATCAGGGCCCCGCTGGCGTGGGTGAATGGGCGGCGGCGCCACTCGGTGAGCAGCTTCCACGGGCTGTTGGGCTGGTCTTCCGGCGTGGCCGGGTCGCCGTAAAACACCTGGTGGTCGACCATCCAGCGTTCGTTGTTGCGGCCGATCGCCCAGGCGTAGGCTTCCAGGCGGTCGCCCTGCACGTCGGTGCCGGCGGTAACGACCAGGCCGCCCCAGGGGATGGTGGTCAGCGCGTAGTCCTCCGCACGGCGGGCCAGTTCGTGGGTGGCGATCTTGTCGCCCTGCTCTTCCCAGGTCTCGGCCAGCACCGTGTTGGTGAAGGTCTTGAGCTTGCTGATGTCGCCCTGCTTGGCGGCCAGCGCGGCGTCGGTGAACTGCTGCACCAGGTCGGCCCAGCTCACCCAGCCAAGCGGCGCATACAGGGCGTTCAGGTGGTAGCCGGTGAGCTTGCCCGGGCGCGCGCTGTCGCGCGACGGCTGCCAGTCGCCACCCGCCAGCATGGCGGGCTTGTGGTGCTCGAGGATCTCGCAGCCGTGGGCGGCGCAGACATAGCGCACGGTGGCCAGCAGCGGAGCGCCCTGGTCGTCCTTGTCCCAGCGCAGGCCGTGGGGTTTGTCGGTGCCCCACTCCAGCACCTGGCGCTCGCCGCAGTGCGGGCAGGCCACCTGGTAGCGGCAAGCGTCCGAGGTGTCGAAAGCGCTCTCGATGCGGGAGAAGTCCCGGGTGGTGGGCGTGCTGACCTTCAGCACCTTCTTGCGAGCGAAGGTGCTGGTGCGCTTTTCGGCCAGGGCCACCGGGTCGCCCTCGCCGTCCACGTCCAGCGGGTAGGCGTCGATCTCGTCCAGGAACAGGTAGCGCACCGGCATCGAGCGCAGACTGGCGGCCGAATTGGCCCCGCTCACGACCAGGACGCCACCAGCAAAGTCCTTCATCAGGGTGGTGTTGGCGTCGTCCCGGGATCTGTTGTCGCGCACCTTGCGCCGCAGTGCAGGGGTTTCTTCCAGCATCGGGGTGATCCGCTGGCGGCTGAAGCGCTTGGCCATGTCAGTCGTCGGCTGAACGATCATGACCGGGCCCGGCTCGTTGTCGATGATGTAGCCCAACCAGTTGTTGCCGGTCTCGCTCTTGCCCAGTTGCGCGGCGAACATCACCACCACCTCCTGGACGGTGGATCGGGCCGAGAGGTCGTCCATGATTCTCCGCAGGTAGGGCGTGCGGTCTGTGCGCCACGGGCCCGGCTCGCTGGATGCCTTGCCCGACAGCATGCGGTTCTGGTCGGCCCACTCGCTCACCGTCAGGTCCGCCGGCGGGCGCATGAACTCAGATC